ATGGCCAACCTATGAAACTTATATTAAAAAAATACAAAAGCATTATCAAGCAGAGATAGTCAATATAGGGCAAGGTGGAAGTTCTATATATGATTCAATTTTAATTCAACTTACTCCGTTTATACAGGAGAAACGAATCCCAGATGTTTGTGTGTTTGTATGGACTTCAAAAGATCGATTGTTTCATCCAGATATTCGACATATGTGTTTTTCACAAGTTATGTCTGAATCTAATACTGGTCCAGAATGGGATGCGGCTAGACAGTATTTTAGATATTTGTATTCTGATGAGTTGGTAGAACTTCAGACTAAAGGAGTGCTGTCATATTTTGATAACACTATTTTACCATTATTTCCAAAAGAAACAAAAATTATTCATCTATGGAGTTTCCACCACATGTGGAGATACACTGCCGAATATCATTATCGATGGAAAAATGGTTTAGAAATTAGGCCAGCACTGAGTTTAGTTTCTAGTTTAGACGGAAATATCAATGGCGGGTCGGTGTTGAATGATCCAGATTGGAATCATTTAGGTGGCGAAAAAAAGAATGAAATTGTTTTCAATTGGATTCAAAATGCAATAGATAACTACAGTACAGGTAAACTAATAACTAATGAACTATGAGTACTATAGATGAAGAACTTCGATGCTGGCGTACATACTACGGAATACCAGAAGATTATGAGATAGAAGAAGAAGCAAAGGAATCTGTGCTTCAGGCGCTATCAGCAGATGATGTGCTTCGAGTATGGATAGATCAAGACAACGCACTAGTAATTGAATTTGAGGATCCAGAAGAATGTTAGAAACTATTTGTGATATACTAGTTGACGCATACAAGCGCAATTGGATTACTAGTCGTGACGGCAATGTAAGTATTCGTCACCACGACCGTGATCACTTTTATATCACCCCTAGTGGTGTGCGCAAACAGACCATGCAACCTGATCAGTTCAAGAAGATTAGTATTGATAAGAGTATTCAAAGCGGTTATGGTAGTGCTAGTTTTAACTATAACTGGAGAGACTTGCCTTATACTGATATCAGTAAGAATCTAGTACCTAGTGGCGAGATCCCATTGCACTTTGGTCTACAACGCGAAATGGGCCAGCATAAAGATGAAGTGCGTGTAGTTGTACATGTACATCCTACTTATTGCATAGCCGCCATGCATGCCGGTATTGACCTTAGTACGATCAGTGATGCCTTTCCAGAACTTAATCGCTATACAAAGGTAGCACCTAACGTGCCCGATGTTCCGCCAATCAGTCAAGAGCTAGCCGATGAGTGTCACAAGAATTTGAAATTAGATAGAGATGGCAATATTGCATACGATATTGTAGGTATCAAAGGTCACGGAGTAGTAGCTATCGATACAAGCCCATGGCGTGCCTACGAACACATAGAAAGATTAGAACACATTTGCAAGATAGTACTTGCATCAGGAAAATATTAAAATGAGTCAAGCACAATACAACTTAAAAACTAAAACAGACTATTTGAATCGTAAGATGTTTCTGGATCCAGCAGGACCAGTTACTATCCAACGTTTTGAAGAAGTAAAATACAAAAAGATTGCAGACTTTGAAGCTACTGCACGTGGCTTCTTTTGGCAACCAGAAGAAATTAGTCTTAGCAAAGATGCTAACGATTTTAAAGATGCAAGTGAAGCTATTAAACATATCTTTACCAGCAACTTGCTACGTCAAACGGCTTTAGATAGTTTACAAGGACGCGGCCCAACGCAAGTGTTTACTCCTGTATGCTCACTACCAGAAGTTGAAGCCCTTATGTATAACTGGGGCTTCTTTGAAACCAACATCCACAGCAAGAGCTACAGTCACATAATCCGTAACATCTACAATGTGCCTAAGGATGTGTTCAACACTATCCATGATACAGAAGAGATTGTTAGCATGGCGTCAAGTGTAGGCAACTACTATGATGCATTACATCTTATTAATTGTCGAAAAGAATCTGGAGAGAAGATCAATGAACAGACACATATCAAAGCTATTTGGTTGGCTCTTAATGCAAGCTATGCCCTCGAAGCCTTCCGCTTCATGGTGTCATTTGCAACTTCTCTTGCTATGGTAGAAAACAAGATCTTTATCGGCAATGGAAACATTATTAGTTTAATTCTACAAGATGAACTGTTACACAAAGGTTGGACTGCTTACTTGATTAATCAAGTGGTCAAAGAAGATGAAAGATTTGCCAATGCTAAAATTGAATGTGAAGCAGAAGTCTACACCATGTACACAGATGTTATTCGTGAAGAAAAAGAATGGGCAGACTACTTGTTTAAGAAGGGACCAGTGATCGGTCTTAATGCTAATATTCTAAAAGACTTTGTTGACTATACAGCAGTAGCCGCATTGAAAGATATCGGCATCAAGTATCAACAGGCCGCTCCACGCAGTACGCCAATTCCGTGGTTTAATAAACATAGCGACACAAGCAAAAAACAAACAGCTCTACAAGAAAATGAGTCAACAAACTATGTTATTGGTGTTATGGGAGAGGGCATAGATTACGAAGCATTACCATCACTATGAAATTAATGTCATTGGATTATGAGAAAGACTGGACTCCTCTTGACATTACTTTAGACTGTGGTATAAAGATTAACTCTCCCGCACATCTCGACGGCGGCGGCTTAAACTATAAAACCAATATTATAAAAGCTATTAGAAATTCTGGCAAGGAAAAGTACGATCGCGGATTTGAATGGTGTGCTGGTTTCGGAGTTATTGGATTCGAAGTATTAGGATTGGGATTATGCGATCATATGGTGTTTTCTGATTACTATGATGTAGCTATACAAGATTGCTATAATACTGCATCTAATAATAATTTAACTGACAAGATCACAGGTTATGTAAGTCCTGCAATTGAGAACTTACCTGAAGAAGAAATTTGGGACTTAGTTGTTGCAAACCCTCCCTGGACATTTGATGAAGTTGCAACAAGTAAGGATTATCCAGATCCAAATATGCTACGTATATTGGTAGATCAAGATTTTGCCATTCATAGAGAATTTTATAAAAATATAAATGCGCATCTAACAGATGATGCTGATCTTTATATTATTGAAGTTAACAAAGATCCTAAACTAATCATGTTAGCCGGAATGCATGGACTTAACTTAATAAGTATATATAATACTAAGAACGCACCCAATGGTGGTGTGTTTCATTTTAAACCTAGGAGATGACATGTCGGGAAAAGGAAGTGCCCCCAGACCTTTCAGTGTTGATCATAAAACGTTTGAAAGCAATTGGGATTTAATTTTTAAGAAAAAGGACAGAATGAAAGCAGTCGTGTGGAGTAAGAACTCTTGCCCATTTTGCGTACAGGCTAAAGCCCTACTCGAAATGAAAGGCATTGAATATGAAGAAAGAAATGTTCAAGAAGATTGGACTAAAGAACAACTATTAGAAGCTGTACCTACAGCCAGAACTTTACCACAAATTTTCTTAGATGATAATTACATTGGTGGGTTTACAGAACTCAAGAAACATTTCGAAAAGGTATAATATGTTAATCAATAAAGGTATCGCCGAAGGCGAAGTAGTTACAATCAAAACTACAGCAGGTGAAGAAATCGTTGCTAAGTTAGTTGAAGAAGGCCCGATGAACATTAAAGTTAGCAAGCCATTATGTTTAACAGCAACTGAAAAAGGAATTGGGCTAGTTCCATTCTTGTTTACTACTGATCCAGAAGCTGATGTAGCTATCAATCGTAATTCAATTATGGTACTAGCACCTACAGTAAAAGAAGCTAGAGACACTTATATCCAGCAAACAACTGGTATTAAGCTAGTATAATGGCCGCAATCTCTTTAGCCGGCGACACAAATGTACACGGAGGCGCCCCTTTTGATAAAGGGTTGTCTACCAACGTATTAGTCAACGGCAAAGGTGTTGCACTAGTAGGCCAAACAGGCAGTAATGAAAATGATGATTTATATAATCAAAATCGTCGAGGCCACCCGCAGGGCATTGCCGCAAATCAAACTGCGGCTGCCGGAAGTAGCACTGTGTTTATAAATGGTCTAGCTGTGCATCGTGTTGGTGATGCTAGAATTGATGGGTCAACTGCTGGGCCTGGATCCGGTAATGCCAATTGCGGTTGACTTTTATTTTTAGCAGTGCTACACTAGTTATAAGTACTCTGTACTCACATTAAAGGAATAAAAATGGCTACAAATAAATTCGCAGAATTCACTGCAATCATCGAAGCAATGGAAGCAGACTTTGAAAAGTTTTACGATAAAGAAGTAGGTGCCGCAGGTACTCGCGTTCGTAAGCATTGTCAAGATTTGGCTAAGTTGTGCAAAGAAACTCGTAACGATGTAACAGCCGTTAAGAACGCTCGTAAAGAAGTAAAATAAGTCAACTAAATATTAGTCTAAGGCGTTATATTAGTATACGCTTAAAGGAGTATAATATGAAAAAGTTATTTTTAGCTTTGTCATTGTTGGCAATTGCAGGTTCGGCTAGCGCACAATGGCATCATCATGGTGGATATTATCGTGGTGGTTGTTATGGATGCGGTGGAAGTTGGGTTGCTCCAGCATTAATTGGTGGAGTAATTGGATACGAGTTAAGTCGTCCTAATACAGTAATTGTTGAACAACAACCTGTGTATGTACAACCTAGCGTGGTATATACTCAACCGACAGTTCAAGCCCCTCCAGTTGGGTATCATTGGCAACAAATGATTGATCCGCAGACTAATCAGACTAAAATAGTTTTAGTTCCAAACTGAGTTGACAGTCTCCAAAAGTGATGCTATACTATTAGCATTGTTATAACTTTTGGAGATTTATTTTGAGTATGCATTTAGAAGGCCCATGGTTAAGTACTAGTGGCAAAAAGAAGGGCAAAAAGAAATTCGCTTCTGCCGAAGCTAAACGGCAATCCGAACAACTAGATGCTAGTTGGAAAGAACTGCTCAAACGTCAAGGCATTGAGCTAGAAGAAAAGAAACGTAAACGTGCTATGTCAGCTGAAAGCCTGGCTAGCTCATACAGTTTAAAAATCCCAGAAGGTCGTAATACTACTGCTCATCTTAAGAGTGTTAGTACTGGTGGAAATGCTACTTTGGCTCCAGCCAAAGTTTATACAGGTACTATGGTAAAAGGTATTGCAACCATGCATAAAAGCAACGCAGTACCAATTTTTAGCAATGAGGAAGCAGTTGATATCGCTCGTATGAGGCGTTAAACAATGGTTACTCATAATAATAGTATATTACCCCTGACAGCAGAGGATAACTATATATTGTCCACGAAAGGTTCGTTGGTCAAGGCTAAATTTTACAGGAGAAATAACGACAGCCAAATCAACCATGACGGTAGTAGCGATACCTCATCCACCGCGTAAAAGGAGAAAACAAATGATACGCATTATCAAAATAGTTTTAAACTGTCTAGTACTGCTAGCCGTAATTGGTATAGCACAAACAGCAGTAAGTCAAAAGTTTAATAATCTTAAACAAGCTCGTGAACAAGCGAGTCCCGTTACAGCACAAATGAGACAAACACAATTAGATTGTCTAGCTCGTAATATCTACCATGAAGCAGGCTCTGAACCTTTTGAAGGTAAAGTAGCAGTTGCGCAGGTAACAATCAACAGAACAGAAAGTGGAAGTTTTCCATCTGACATCTGTAAAGTAGTCTACCAAAAGAATGTAGTCTACGAAAAGGTCATGTGTCAGTTCAGCTGGTACTGTGAAGGCCCAAGTGCAATGAAACCAATGAATGGTCCAATGTACACAGAAAGTATGGAAGTGGCAAAGAAAGTCTTATTAGAAGGATTTCGCCTACCAGACTTAAAGAATGCCCTATACTTTCATGGTGATTATGTACAGCCAGGCTGGAACAAAAAACCTATAGCCAAAATTGGGCACCACATATTTTATAATTAAGGAATAATATGAACACACAAGCGATTATTAGCACAGTTAAATCAAAAGTCCATGATTTCTTTGATTTAGATCTGCTGGTTAAAAACATCAAAGAGCATGCGCCTCATGTAAGCGCAGAAACAATGGGTTGGGTTGCTGTAATCCTTATGCATCTGGCCACTATTCCAACCCTATTAGCAGTTCTAACAGGGCTAACTGAAAAAATGCCTCCTGTAGACCTAGTGCTATTTGCATGGGCTGGATTATTCTGCTTTTTTATTAAAGCCGCAATTCAAAAGGACTTTTTGAACATTGTAACCATTGGTTTTGGGTTCTTCGTGCAAGCCGCCCTAATGGCTATGATTATCTTCAAATAATTTGCTCTGCTAACACCTCTAGTATATAATTGCTATTAGAGGTGTTTTGCTGATAAATATCTTATAAACAAGGAGCAGATAATGCCATCAGGATTTCAAAACGATTTAGATCAGCTACAAGCTGAAATGTACAAAGTTATCATCACTATGAGTAATAGCACT